TACTTCAGCTTTCTCTCCAGTATCACCACTCATTGAAAATTCTGTTGCACCTTCTGGCGGAAGACCAGCCATATCTGCTGGCGGTTCAACAGTCGGATCTCCTGGTGGCATCGGTAGCGGTGGCTCTTGTTCAACAATTAATTTATTTCCATATTTATTAATCTCTTTGAATCGTTTCAATTCTTTACTGAAATCATATTCCGACATATCTGTTAATCCCATTCTGTATATTATTTTTAATCTTGTAATAATTGTCTACCGTCTTCGGTAATGTATTTTTTGTTAATTCTTTCAACTATACCGTCTCTTGTTCTAATAATATAACACTCACCAGTTGTTAAATCACAAACTTCTTCTTCTTTTCCATCTGGTGATATTGTTTTGGTTATCGTTCCCTTATCCAAAAAATCATCTAACGCTTTATTTGACTTATCCATCATTATATTTTTATATAAATATCTATAACTTCATTAAATTGTTATTTTAATCTAAAAAACACAATCTCATTATTATTTATACCTAATTTCATCATTATCGATTTTGATAATCCAATACCATATCCATCAATTTGAGGCCCAACATTAACAGGGCCTTGATAATCTTTTGCCGAGTGATCTATAATTGTTTCAACGCTAATCGTTTTGTTATCTTTAGAATTTGGATTTAAAAATTCTGTTATTTTATATGTATCAGTAAGTATACTAAGTCCTCTTGGTAAATATCCCAGATCAAATTTAGTTTCATAAATATCTCTATCGTACACATCGGACCATGTTACATTTCCTGCTCGTTCAGTTCCGCTAGCAATACTCATCGATGTATCTAATGGAATAGGACTATCTTTACCACCCATTTGAATAACTTTTGCTTTTAGCCATTTTTCCCCATTATATTCAACCCCATATATATCTAATTCACCACCATATCCATTATATGGAATTCCATAAGGCGTAATACTTTGTGAATTAATTATTGTCTCGCCAGGAAGTAGTTTGTCCATGGAACTTC